CAGCTTGTAATCGACGCACTCCACCGTGAACAAATCGCCCTCGGCATAGTCACTGGACACGTCCGCGTCACGCATCAGTAGCGACGGCATCACGCTGGAAATGTCGGCGTACTCCACATAGGCCCGGTGCTGGAACTCGGCGGGCAGAGCAAGAAGTGGCGCATCTGCCCGGCTGACGTAATCGCTTGGCGTGAGAACAAGATTGCGCAGGACGCGGTCGGCGACACCAGCCAACTGGATTACGAGGAAGCCCGCCGCCGCGAGATGGCGGCGAAGGCCGCGATGCTTGAGCTGGACCTGGCACAGCGACGGGGCCAACTGGTCGAGGTGGAATACATCGCTGACCTGGTCGGCGAGGAGTACAGCAACGTGCGCGCGCGCATTCTGGGACTGCCGACGCGGTTGGCGCCACAGGTTGCAGGGGTATCGTCGCTGCCTGAGTTACGCGAAATCATTGAAGCCGGGATAACCGAAGTACTTGAGGAACTGACAGCCGATGGAATGTACGCCGGCTACGCAAGCACTGGGTCGGGCGATCTGGACGCGGAGGAAGGACAATCTAAAGCCGCCGCCTAAGCTGACTGTAAGCCAGTGGGCGGATGAGTATCGAAGGCTTTCGCCAGAATCGAGCGCGGAGCCGGGCCGGTGGCTGACGAGCAGGGCAGAGTACCAGCGCGGCATCATGGACGCGGTGAGCGATCCGGCGATTGATACCGTGGTGGTGATGTCCGGGGCGCAGTGCGGCAAAACTGAAATACTGAATAACCTGATTGGCTACCACGTCCACCAGGACCCATCGCCGATACTGCTGCTGCAGCCGACGCTGGAGATGGCGCAGGCGTGGAGCAAGGACAGGCTGGCGCCGATGCTGCGGGATACGCCGGTGTTGCGGGGCAAGGTGAAAGACCCGAGGGCGAAAAGCAGCCAGAACACCATGCTGCACAAGAGTTTCCCCGGTGGCCATATCACGATGGCCGGGAGTAACTCCCCGGCCAGCCTGGCATCGAGGCCGGTGCGGATTGTGTTATGTGATGAGGTGGACCGTTACCCGGTATCGGCAGGCACCGAGGGCGACCCGGTGAACCTGGCGCGTAAGAGAACGGCGACATTCTGGAATCGGACTGTCATCCTGACCAGTACGCCGACAGTCAAGGGCGTGTCGCGGATCGAGGCCGAGTTTCAGCTGTCCGACCAGCGGTATTACTTTGTGCCGTGCCCACATTGCGGCGAGCACCAGCGGTTGCTGTGGGCGCAGGTGGAGTGGCTCAAGGACGACGCCGGGAAGGCTCTGCCGGAAACCGCGCAGTACCGCTGCGTGCATTGCGCGGCGCTGTGGACAGAGCTGGAGCGCCAAGCGTCAATCAGGCGCGGCGAGTGGCGGGCCACAGAGCCCACCAAATCGCGGGCAGGTTTCCATTTGTCGGAAATGTACAGCCCGTGGTCCAGCTTGCAGATCATGGTCACGGCATTTGTCGAGGCCAAGGGTCGCCCGGAACTGCTGAAAACGTGGGTCAATACCAGTCTCGGCGAGACATGGGAGGACGACGGCGAGGGGGTGGACGGCCTTGGGCTGATCGCTCGACGGGAGAAATACCCTGCACCTGTACCCATGGGTGCATTGCTGCTGACTGCCGGGATCGACGTACAGCGCGACCGCATCGAGCTGGAGGTGGTCGGCTGGGGTGAGGGCGAAGAATCATGGAACGTGGACTACCGGGTTATCCCTGGTGACCCGTCACGCCCGCAAGTGTGGCAGGCGCTGGATGACGCGCTCGGACAGACCTACCGCCACGAAACCGGCACAGAGCTGCACGTCACCAGCGCGGTTATAGACTCCAGCGACCAGACTACGGCGGTATATGCCTACGTCAAGCCGCGCCAGTCGCGCCGGATATTCGCCGGGAAGGGCGTATCCGGCCCCGGTCGCCCGGTGGCCAAGGTGTCGCGCAGGGTGTCCGGCAAGAAAACGCGCGACGTAGACCTGTACCAGATCGGTGTCGATGACGCTAAGGGCATCATCTACGCCAGGTTGCAGATTGAATTACCGGGGCCGGGGTATTGCCACTTCCCGGTAGATCGGGATGAGGAATATTTTGCACAGTTGACCGCCGAAAAACTGACGGTCAAGTATCACCGGGGCTTCCCGCGCAAGGAGTGGGTCAAGAGCCGCGCCCGCAATGAGGCGCTGGACTGCCGGGTGTATGCGTATGCCGCGCTGCGGATTTTGAACCCTGTCTGGTCAGCGATCAGCAAGCGGCTCGGGGGTGTGGAGAAAGAAGCGCCGAAGCCGGAACCGGAACTGCGCAGGACAACGCAGAAGCGGCTACCGCCTCGCCGGGCGAAAAATTGGGCGACGGATATCTGACCCGCACAACGAATTATCAAACCCGCCGAGTGCGGGTTTTTTTATGGGCGCAAACATGCTGAACCAGTTTGACACAGCGAACTACCCCGACGCAGTACCGGCAGAACTGACCGCCGGTGCCCGGTGGGCGTGGACGCGCTCCGACATTACGACAGCGTACCCGACTGCATCGTACACATTGCAGTTTCGATTCAGCGAACTGGCCTCGCCCTACACGCAACAGACGATTATGGCGGGCAAGGTATCAAGCGCACACGTTGTCGAGGTTGCCATTGCTGACACCGCAGGCGCGTACCCGGCAGGCGATTACACCTGGCAGGCGATCATCACGCGGGATTCCGACAGTGAGCAGGTGCTGGTAGACCAGGGCGTTGTCAAAATACTGCCCGATGTTGCTACCGCTGGCGCCACCACGTCATGGGTGTACCGCGTCCTGTCGGCGATCCGCGCAACGATTGAAGGCACCGCATCGAAAGAACAGTCGGCGTACTCGATTGGTGGGCGGTCCCTGTCGCTGCGGTCTGTGGCTGAACTACTTGAACTGGAGAAAGACTTTGCACGGCGATGGCGCGACGAAAAGAACGCGATTGACCGCAATGCCGGGCGCACGTCTGGTAGTCGCGTGCTCGTGAAGATGAGCGCATAGCATGGGCTGGTTTTCAAAGCTACGCAGGCAGCCTGCGGTAGATTTGGCTCCGGTAGACCTTGAGCCGAAGCGTGGACTGCGGGCACCTAATCCGCACCTCAACGGCAGGGTGCGCAGCGCCGGATTTTCAAGCGGCGACATAGGCCGTCTGCTATCCGGGTGGGACACGTCCAGCAACTCGATTGATTACTACCTGCAAGGCGAGTTGACGCCGCTGCGGGCGCGCTCGCGCAAGATGGTGCGGGCGAATCCCTACGGTAAGCGGTTCATCGCGCTGATGAAAAGCAACGTCGTAGGGCCGAACGGTATCACGATACAAGCGCAATCCCTGATGAACGGGATGCTGGACGCCAAAGCCAACGACGCAATCGAAGCGGCATTCCGCGATTGGGGCCAGAAGCACGCCGACTATACCGGCAAGTCTACCTTTATCGACCTGCAAAACATGGCGATCAGTTGCGCGGCGCAGGATGGCGAGTTTATTTTCCAGAAGATGTACAGCGGCCCGTATGGGTATCAGCTCAAGTGCATTGACCCTGAATTACTGGACGCGCAGAAAAACCACAAAACGGCATCGGGCGAAGTCCGGTTGGGCGTTGAGTACGACAAAAACGGCAAGGTGATCCGCTACTGGTTCAGAGAGCAAAACTACGGCCAGTACAACACTGGCGAGTCTTTCAGCATCCCGGCAAAGCAGATCATCCACGGCTTTATCAGTGAATGGCCAGACCAATCGCGCGGCGCACCGTGGATGCACGCCAGCCTGGAGCGCAGCAAGCACCTCGAAAAGTACGACGAGGCAGCGATAGTCAAGGCGCGATCTACTGCCGCAACGATGGCGGTGCTGAGTTCGCCAGCAGGCGACGATCCCTACACAGGCGACGAGGACGGCGGCGACGGCGTGACGCTGGACCAGTACGAGGCCGGGACCATCAAGGATATCGGCAATCGGACGATCACAAGCCTGGATTCCGACTACCCGCACCAGATGTACGCGGCGTTCGTGAAATCGCAACTGCAGGGGATTGCGTCCGGTTTGGGTATCTCGTACCACGCCCTGGCCAATGACCTGGAGGGGGTGAATTACTCCTCCATTCGGGCGGGGGTGCTGGAAGACCGCGAGGTGTTCAAGGGGCTGCAGAACTGGTTTATCCGCTGCCTCATCCGTCCGGTGTTTGAGGATTGGATTCTGTTTGCAACGGTCAAAGGGATGATCACCATCGGCACGCGCCCGCTGGCACGCCCTGCAGCGGAGTACATGCAGGCGCATTACCAGGGCCGACGCTGGGCATGGGTCGATCCCGCGAAAGACGGCGCAGCCAACAAGCTGGCAATTGATGAGCGTTTGAAGTCGCGTTCTCAAATCATGCGCGAGCAGGGCGACGATCCCGAATCCGTTTGGCGCGAAATACAGCGCGACCAGGAAATGATGAAGCGGCTGGGAATTCAGCCAGTCGAGGAAAAAGAGGTAATGCCGAATGAGCAATAAACAAATCGACATGGGTAAGCCGCTTGAACGTAGCTTCACCCTGACGGAGCGCGCGGTTAACGAAGAAGCGCGCACTGTAGAAATTGCCTTCTCCTCCGAAGAACCCTACGAGCGGTATTTCGGAATGGAGGTTTTAAGCCACGAACCGCAGAGCATGAGACTCGGTCGCCTGAATGGTGGCGCGGCGGTTTTGGTGAATCACGACACCGATGATCAGATCGGCGTTGTGGAATCTGCACGCATCGACGGCGACAAGAAGGGGCGGGCTGTGATCCGTTTCAGCAAGTCGGCGCGCGGGCAGGAAATCATGCAGGACGTAAACGACGGCATCCGCACGCTGGTATCGGTGGGTTATCGAATCCACAAGTACACAGTCGAGGAGCGCGAAGGAAAAGCCGATCTGGTCACCGCGACCGATTGGGAACCCTACGAGCTATCCATCGTTTCAATTCCCGCCGACACCACGGTGGGCGTTGGGCGTTCTGTTGACCCCGAAACCGAAGCAAAACCCGCAGTAAAAATTGAAATCAAACCCGAGGAAAAGACCATGGATACTATCGACGAAGTAAAACCCGTTGCCTTCGACCACGAAGCAGAGCGGGCCAAAGTACGCACCGAGGAAGCCAAGCGCCGCAGCACCATCGACGCCCTGGCCGACAAGTACGAAGTGCCTGAACTGGCAAAAGAAGCCATCACCGAAGGCTGGGACGTTCCGACGTTCAACGCCAAGGCGCTGGAAAAGCTCGGCGAGCGCAACAACGCGGCCCGCGCCAAGTCCAAGCACGACGGCAACGTGGACCTGTCGCCCAAAGACACCAAGCGTTTCTCCATGTTGCGCCTGATGGACGCTATCGCTCACCCGAACGACCGCGCATCACAGCAGCGCGCAGGCTTTGAGCTGGAAGTTTCAGCAGAAGCCGTTCGGGCGTTTGGTAGCGACTACAAGGTACGCGGCCAGTTTGTTCCTGAAAACCTGCTGGGCGGTCGTCGTGACCTGTCAGCCGGAACGGCGACGGACGGTGCGGAACTGGTAGCGGCAA